AGCATAATTTACACCTTCGTAGCGATTGCTGGGACGACCCGTAGAAGTATAAACATTATATTGACTATAAACCATGCCCGATACTCCGGGGTCCAATTTATAACGAGATTTAAACAATTCCCTGTCCACACAAATTCCTTGTCTCTCCAACTCTCCGAGAGTTCCTATAATAAGGTCATTAAATCGAGAAAATGTTAAATCAGGTTCATACTTCCCTATTAATTTTGATAAATCATCTGCTATTTCATCAAACATTTCTTTATGTTTCATTAATGGAATAACTAAATTTAACATTTTATATTCCAAACTATTTTTACGTATAAAATTATGAGCAGAAGTTTCATAATCTAATATTTCAAATATTTCATTAGATTTCATCCATAAAAAAGCATTGGCATCATAAACATTAGAAATTTCTTTATAACAATGGTCAAAAGATTTCTTATCAAGTGTCCATTTTTTATTGGGCATTTGAAGAATAGTATAAATCACTTCTGAATTAATTTTTGGCTTTGAATCGGGATGATTAAATGCATAATAATATGTTTTTCCTGTAGAAATATTACGAATAAAAAGAATGCTCGGATGTGAAATGGCCGAATGACAAACATGGACCGGAATCGAATGTACAATCCAATCCCCCCGCTGATTTTCAGTTTGAAAACGAGTTACATCTGAAATGGTTTCTATCATTATGCCCCATTATGCCATACCTGATTATAGAGTCAAGTTTTTTATATTCGCAAAATTATTTAGGGTATTCCAAGACGAGCTTTAATATGACCGCGTAATGGAATAACACCCGCTGTAATTTTAGTAGTCCAATTTCCGGCCTCAATAGTATCTTGAACATCTATTATACGAAAAACAATATTTTTTTCTGAATATGGTTGAGGAAGCCCGCGTACTAAAAACATCATAAATGTTCGTAATCCACCAATTCCTTGAATCGTAAATGAAGCCTGAATGCCCGGCATAATACCTGTATATTTTGGATTATTTTCTTCATCACTATCATCAAGCAAAAGCTTTTGTATATCTGAAGCTGGCATAACTAACCGTCGTATATTAACATCTGTAGTCATTTGATATGCATTATGACAAGGTATAATTCCTTGCAATTCATGCATGGTAGTTTCAAATCCACTAGTATCGGCCTTAGGAGTAGGGGAATTACCAACATTTTCTCCTAGCTTCAATCTATCTCGAAACATATATTCAAGCAATTCATTAGTGCCATTAGTAACTATCGTTTTGTTTTCAGGATTGTTAGTCGGTGCATAAATTGTACGAATGGCTTGTGCATTGCTTAAAGTAGGTCTGAAATCTATGCCCAGTAATAAACTATCGGCTCCAAAATAATCAAATGCCCATACCTTTCCTCTGTTTGAAAACGACATAAATTTATAATCTACAATTTTCATTGGGGCCGGCTGGTCGGGCGTAATAGTCGCATCGCCTTGCCCACTTACAAGTCTCAAATCCCAAAAACCACCACAGGCACTATTAATTCCTTCAAGAATTTTTTCTACAAGTTTATAATAGGTTGTAATATCAGAACTATTATCTAATATGTCTTTTAAATATGCCAAATTTACATATATATGTTTAAGGTAACCCGAAAAATGGTCGGGATATGGAATATTTTGGCCCGGGGCTGGATGAGGAACTCTAAAAGGAAATGAACATGTTCCCGAAGCTATACCATTTTCATAACGAAGAGAATTGATAACTAAATCTATATCATCTCGATATGCAACACCTCCCGTCCCGCAAACATCTTGAAGACGAAAGTCTGCGAGTTTCTTGGCCTTTCTAGCCTCATGTAATGTTGCCGGAACAGGATTTACATAATCGGCTATTTTTAATTTAGCATCAAAATCTCCGGGCGAATAATTTTCGGACTCTGTTTTTTCCGGACCATATTTTCCAGCAAAATAATGTGGGGATTCAAAATTTGGAATAAGACAAATTGACCCATCGCTAGAAATCATATTTGGATGTGCGCCTACAACCACATCATCTATATCTATATGAAACATTTCCTCCCCTTTTGTAGCTTTAAGGGGACAACAATGAAAATTAATAGCTTCAATAACAAGACCCAAATTTAACCACAAGTCTTTACTCGGAGGAGGATGGTCAAAATCTTTATCTTTATTTGGCTTATACTGAAATTTATTTTTTTTGTCCCCGGGGTCTCGTCCAAAAAAAACTCCATAAAGATATTCATTGGCATTATCGGGATGTACTTTCCGAACATAATTGCAAAATTTTGTAAGCTCAGGAATAGAATCGGGCGGCTGTCTTATAATATTTCGAAACTTATCGAGTGATTTATCTACAAATTGTATAATACTATCAAATATCTTGGTTCCCGAATCCTCTTTTTCTTCGGTAGATTCTTTATCCATCGTATTCGCATCTACAACTAATCCCGCATAAATACGGTCTTTAGATGTAATTTCTGTTTTACAACGAAATTTGTTACCATCTACCGACCATTCAAAATTAGTAACAATGCCAAAAATAACATCATAATTTCCTTTGGATAATAAAATATTTTTTGTATAAAGAGGATATGGATTATTAAATAATTTTTCAAGCTCTCCTACATCTGTAAGGTCAACTAATGACTTGGGATTATAAAGATTCCACCCCCATTCCATAATGCATGTAATTCCCGGTACAAGAAAATAAGGCGTTAAATATTCTAATTGTTTTTTTGAAAAACATACCCATTCCACCGATGCTCTTCGGTAAAGTTCTTTTTGAATAGATACACTTATTCTCTCAATTTCTGGGGCTGGTACATGAATTGGATAATCTCGATTGAGGTCATTTTCAATAATATGCGGACTAATTCCTGCGCTTGGAACATATCCAATAATGGATGGATTATTTCTATCTTGAGAAAAACCATAATTTGAATAAAATCCCTTGCCTCCAAATAAAACAAAACCTTCTTTTCGTTTAGACGAAGAAACTGGTATTGGACTACCATCCTCATTAGTGGCTATATTTCCATCTTTATCTTGTTGATATTGAAGTCCTTTACTATTTGAACATAAACGTACCCAAGGAGACATGGGACCACGATATTTATCCCAATTACCAAGGTCTGTATTTTCAATATATCTTAAACTACGATTTTTCTTGCGACGATAAAGCTCGTCTTGTATTTCTTCCGGAAAATTACATGGCTCCCAAGGAATAATCGGTGGAGGCATATGACATTATCTCCTTTCTATAATTACATTTATAAAAATAAACATATATTTAAAACTATTTTATCATTTATGAATTGAGTTGATTAAATGCAATTAAAATACTTCCAACATCAATCGGAATTCGTAATGTCATTCCGGCCGGGACACTTAAACGACCTTTACCTAAATTATTTGCTAAACCAATAATCCAATACAAAGAAGGGTCGCCGTAATATTTAAATGCTAAAGAGTCAAGATAATCTTCAGAATTTGAAATTATTTGAAGGTCTGATTCTTGCGGAGGAATTGGAGGATATGTCACCGACTGATAAACTCGTTTTCCGTCCCATCTTTGTTTTATTGGTATGTCTTCGTATCTAATCATATATTGAATGGAGGGGCTACATTGTTTGTTCTTACATTACTTATCGGGCTGGGAAGCCGTGGGACCGGAGGGGGAACGGGTTCTGCCGATAATAGTTTAAACGGTGGAGGGGGAGGGGGAGGAGGCGGCGGCTCAGCGGGTGCCTTCATCGGCTCGTCAATAAATCCTTGTTTGATAACATCCACCACATAATATTCATGCCAATTATTCGGAGCCTTTCCATCTGGAACCGTGTCTGTATTCCATTTTTGAAATTCTTCGGTTCTGGGGGCATGTCCAAAATTGGCCCCTCCAACCACGGCTCGCTCTTTTTCGAGTAAAACAACCGTAAACCCAAGGTCGACTTCCCGAGGAACTTGTCCAAAAATCGCTTTAGGAGATGAAATAAGATTAGCCATATAAGCCCAATTCCCTGCGCCAGCATTTTCTTCATTATAAGTTTCCCATGCTGCATCATCTGGAATATTCATTGTCACAGATTGAATAAGTATAGGTTGGTCCTTATACAAATCTCCCATTGTTAACATAAACATGGGGGGAACCATAAATCGGTCATACGCATTATTTCCACTTGCCACAACTCCTTTAGCTTTTGTATAATTTGCTGGTTTATATGAAGTCATCATATAATTAATTCGTTGCCATGTTGGAGCTAATTCAGCAATACTACTAATAACAACAGCCAAATTAAATGAAAGATTTCGATTAAACCCGCCATAGGAATATACCTTATCCGCACGACCAATAAAGGGCAATTCTTCCCATGATGCATTCCCCGACTCGGATATACCTTTAATTGCCGCTCGAAATGGAATATATTTTTCATTAACTACATCATAAAAATACAGAGCTATTAAATCATCTTTATAAGGCTCCCATACTTCCCATCTTCCAGAAAGAGGAGACCCGCCCGTACTTCTCGGCTCGGGCAATACATCTAATGTATTAATAGCATCAAAAGCCCCTGCCGTTGGAAGCTTATAAGAATGTTGAACATTATTAACAAGCTCATTACTAAGCATTGTAACTCCCTCGTACCGATACGCTGCTAATGACCCAAGAGTAATATTATTTGGTCCTTGCCCTTTATTTTTTGTCTTAAACAATCGGTCATAGTTATATTTAACTGAATCTTGTTGTAAAAGAACTGAATTTTGGTCAGCTTCAACTAAATATGTTTTTTCGCTAGCAGCTTTAATCTTATCTAATACTATTGATAACTTAGTTTTAGTATCAATAGCTCGTTGTGCTTCTGGGTCTTTAGTTGGAAAATCTTGTTCTTTATAAAAATGATATTGAACCATCATTTCTGATGCTTCAAAATTTTCATTTTTAGAAGCACCCATCGAATCTCCATAACGATAACCTGGTTTTTTCTCAACATGACTTTGATTAACATCATATCCTACAGCACCAATCGTTGGAATATTATAATAAACAAACCAACGAGTAGAAACCCGAGTAAAAACTACCGTTCCATTTTGAATTTGAGCATATAACTTATATGGAGAAGTTGTATATTCACTTTTTTTACGAATATTTATATTCCCGGCTCTACCGGCTACCCATGTTTGACCAAACGAATATCCATTGTCATCACTAAACTTAAAATCCGAAGATATCATCATTCCATATGCCCCCTCATCACTTCGGAATTGAATATTAGATTGTCTTTGTGGAATAAAATTTTGAAATAATGATTTTGCTATATTTTTTACAGCCGATAAAAACCCTCCCGAAGAACTTCCCCCCGTATGAGAAGTACCCGGCCATTGTGATTGCAAATTAGCCAATCCTCGAAGGGCTGTTCCTGCTCGTAAATTTCCTTTGGCAGCAAAAGTTTTAGTTGCCTCCGGCAACGCATTTGAATTTATAGCATATGCTGTACCTGATACGGGATTTTGTTTGGGAGGGCCAAAAATTGTGCTCCCTAAGCTTCCCAGCAAAGTAGAAGCTATTCCTGTAAGACCGGCCGAAGTATCAAAAGCTCTATCTGGACGAGCCGACCCCAATGTTAACGTTAATCCCGCAGCTACAATGGGAGATGTTGGATTATAAATGCGGCGCTCATTATATGGAGATGCCGTTTGAAGTAAAAATTGCTTAGCAAGAAAAACAACTCCCCGCCCAGATACCAAAAATTTTGTAGTTCGAATTACATCTATAATACCAGACCCCAGAGCAAAAATATGTGAATCATATTTTTTTAAAGAATGAGGAAACTTTTTAGCCTGGTCAGGATAAATATAATAATATGGCTCATCTCCCCAAGAAATTAACCCCTGATGATAATTAGAATAAGGAGATAAACGATGATACAATGCTTTATCATTGCCCTGCGATTGCAGAATTAATTCGGGCTTTCCCACCGCTGGACCTACAGGATATCCTCCCGGTCTCTTAATAAATGCCCATGTTGGTTCAAAATGTGCCTGTGCCATATAATATAAATATTACGATACTTTATTTGCCCCAAATCCGCCGTAGAAATCTGTCTGTCGTGCTAATTGAGTACTAAGCAACTGTCCATCCATATTAATATTTGTATCTTTCGCTAAAATTTTCTCAAGCAATTCTACTATTTTTTTACCAGTTTCTTCTGACATAATTTTATCAGATTCTTTTTCTCCCCCCTTCTCTCCTTCAGCTTTTGGTTTTACTCCTTCCGCTAACTTAGTACCTTTCGGAGAAACATTTAAAGCCGGAAAATACATTGCTTTTATTTTCGCTTCCAGTGACTTGCCACCACCAAAAAGCATTCCCAATGGACTTGTTGAAATTACTTTACCAATTAATGGCATCATTTTTTTAGCTATCTCAAGCTGAGACTGAAATGGACTGTGCAATGACTTTTGAATCATCGGTGCTACACTTTGAATTCCACGGTAAATAGATAGTCCGGCTTCAGAAGGAGAGCGCCCTCCCCAAATTGCTTTAACTTTCCCCCACGCACCACTAAATGCGTCCGAAATTTTTTCTTTTATTTTCCCAACAAGTTCAAAAATAGATTTAATTCCATTAATGACGAGTAAAATAGGAGATGTCCATTTAAAAATAGCCTTTGCAACTTCCCATGATTTACTAGCAAGACTAATAGTCCAGTCCCATATTTTTTTAACAGGGGCAATAACATTTTGCCAATTTTTACCAACAAATCGAACTGCTTGAATTATAAGTCCAAGCGGAGTAAACCATTTAAATAAAAATTTATAAATATTCCATACGGTCCCCAACACTGCTTTTGTACCTGCCCATAAAGTACCTAATGATTTTGAAATACCCCCCGTATTATTCTTAATATCTTTAAAAGCTTGAATTATAAGACCAAGAGGTGTAAACCATTTAAATAAGAAAGTAACAACTCCGCCAACTTTACTCCAAATCCATTTAATTCCTTTGACTATTTCATCAAACCAAGGAATGATAGCTCGAAGTACTCCCATCAGACCTCCTCCGAGCTTTTGTAACCAATTGCCTGTAGTACTATTCCAACCTTTAATAAATCCGCCAATAGCTTGAAATGCTGTAATTGCCCATCCGATGGGACCTAGCAATTTTCCAAAAAATCCAAGAAATCTTCCAAAAAATCCAAGTTTAGTAAGAATTACACCTACAAATTTAGAAATCATTTCCCACGGTTTAGCAAGAAAAATTCCGAAATTGGCCATTTTTGTCAAAAATCCTGCAAATTTGGAAGTTCCAGATACTACGCTCAACAATGCAGCTCCAACTTTAAACATCATAATTCCGATTTTATTCATCATTGCGAGCGGAGCTCCGAGAACAAACGACCACTTAGCAATTGCCATCGCAATATCAATTGCCGGTACAACCATTTCAAGTAATTTATCTACAATAGGCAATAAAAATTCTGTAGTTTTTGCAAGAAGCGCATTCCATTTAGCCGAAATTGCTGCTAATCGAGTTTGATTATTTAACGTTCGTAACGTGTGGCTGGCATCCATAGCCCTTGCTTTGGCCGCCGCTTCATTTTCCTTTCGCATTTGTTCATAAAGGGCCAGTTGTTTTAATTGCTCTGGAGTTCCTCGCCTTCTCACCCTTTCGAGCTGCCGGTCAGTTTGAAGCATATTCGTTAATTCTTCCACTGTCTTGCCCGTAGCCTTAGCAAATGCGTCTTGTTGGAAGGGGTCAAGATTTTCAAAATCAACAGATTTAGCAATACGAAGAATTTCTTTGGTTGAACCTTCAAGGTTTCTTCTATATGCTAATTCGCGGGCACGTTGCAAATTGATTGAACGACCAAGAAGAACCGAAGCTTCCATTTCTTCATTCATGCTTTCTGTAAAATCAAGAATATGCCGGCTTGAAGCCGCTGCTTGTTTTAAGCTGGTCCCCATGCGGCGCAATTCAATAGCAGAGCGTAATGCTATATTAGGAACACGGGACATCATGGTCAAGGTTTCTCTGGATTTATCGCCCACATCCTTCATTACTTCATGAAGAGGAACTCCGGCTGCATTTGCTATATTTTTTGCAATATACATAGTATGGGATTGCGCCTCCAAGGTACTTTTAGAAATGGCGGCCATATTGCGAAGAAAATCGGCACTAATTTCTTCGGCTACTCCAAGCTGAGCCGAAAAAAGAGCAACATCTAGCTTTATACCTTCAGTAACATTATGTACCCCCCCCATAACATGAGCGAGACTTCGAGTAGCCCTGTACACTTCTTCTATTCTTAATCCCACCTCCATATACTGGATAGCCATTTTTTCAGAGCTTTTTCGAATGGCTTCGGCTTCGGGGCGCGTCATTCCTAGTGCTTTACGAAAATCCCATGCTGCTTTATCCATTTTATTAAACAAATTATATCCATATGATA